AATAGTAGCGTTATCAGCATAAGGCTGAACTAATGTTACATTGGTAACAGTATTAGCAGCAACCGCTAAAGATTGGATATTAGCAATATCAGTCATAGTATAATATCCTTTCCTTAAGAGGTTTTAAGTTCAACACAACACTCAGGGCGAATGAAACTATGACCCATAGCATACTTAGCCACGATCCACCAACCTTGGAGTCGAATGTCGTATTCAGTTTCTACAGCCAAGTTAAGAAGCTTAACGGTAGCTACAGAAGACTTGTGCATAACCAAAGCCTTCGTTGTAGAGAAATTGCCGTCATTCGTAGTAACTTGAGCAGAACTAATGTTAGTAATAGGAAGATTATTAGTTTTCACAATGTGAATACCAGCAACCTTCATAACTTCACCTTCTGCATATACTCCGCGTCCACCCCAATCACGGTTGATTAGGTCAGTCGTTTCTGCCATTAAGTAATACTGGGCAGGACGTACATACATATAGCGATCATTTTCAGGAACATTCTTCTCATCTAATTCTTCAGCAGCATCAAACAAGCCACCACCCAAAGTAGATCCGGATGTTCCATAAGAGGAGTTAGTAAGTACCGCACCACCATTACCACTCGTAACGAGTGTAGAGGATCTAGCACCTAATAAACCTTGTTGTAATATGTTCTTATCCCATTGTGTACCAAGAATAATACCAGCTTCCTTAGCATAAATAGAACGTACATCATAATGATTCATAGCTTCGTCAAGGTTATTGACAAAGTGATCTGCTAAAAGCAGACCATCAATAGAAATGACTTTCTCATTCTTATTGATTGCCGTACCATCAAGCTCATTAGCTGTGGTAGAAGTGCTACCAGAACTATTAATATAAGCATATTCAGTTGAAGCAGTTTTCCATACTAACGGAAATTGCACTGATATACCTGAGTTGATAGAACGGATAACGTGCTTGTCCATTGTAACACTAGCTTGTTCAAAAGCGGTCAACACTTCACCAGCGTAGACCTTAAGAAACATCGCACTGGAATCACCAGTGCTGTTCTTTTGACCAGAGCGAGACATTACTTGAACAGGGGCGGTAGTTGCAGTTACACCCATAGCAAGTCTCCTTTCAATCTTAAATTAATAAAAAAAGTATCTAACAAAATGCTATACTTCTTCACTAACTTTTCGACTCAAAGATTATCCACCGCAGTAGGTCTTTAATCTACTCACTTAATTACTCTATAGCTCGTACTACCAGCAGGCTTTAAATATGGCCTGATTTAAAAACATCTGAGCGTTCCAACCTATCAAGTACATCTTGTCTATAAGCTGGATCACTTTCATATCTTGGATCTTTCATAGCAGCAGTGATCTCAGCGTTGCTTCTGAAAACTTCAAGTCCCTCACTCATCCTAGAGGGTACATCACCACTAACCTCCTGCCCATATACACCTGTAGCGTTCTGATAGTCAGCCTTTAAACCATTGGCTGTAATCATAGCTAACTGAGTGTCACCACTATTCACAGCGTTATCATAAGCTTGAATTTGTTCAGAGGTATAATTAGCCTGAGCCCATTCTACCATGTTAGCATAGGTGTCATTACCACCAACAGAATTCTTCACTTGGTTTCCTATTTGTTCTCCTAAAGCTTTTACACCAGCTATATAAGTATCAGCATAGTCTCTACTAATACCAGCTTGTTCAAGAGTCTTGTAGCTCTTATCCGTTAAAGATCCTGTTTCCATGTATTCCTGTTGTAAAGCTCCCATATCAAATGGCGCGTCAGGAGTTTCAGGAATACTTAAATCATTGTCTTCTACTTGGGGTTCTTCGGTTTGTCCATGAAACTTTCTTTCCAGTTCATCGTAGCTTTTTCTCCAAGCTTCATCTGACTGAAATTTTTCTGGTCTAAATGTTTGGCTTTCCTCCTCACCCTCCAGAGGAACAACACCTTGGTCAATCGTGTTCTCAGCCATAACAGCTTTAGATGCCATTTCAGCTTCATGTTGTGCCACACTCTGAGGAGCGTCATTTTCAATTATCAGTTGGTCTGCCATAACGCTCTCCATAGGTTTCTTTTATTGTTCCATTTGGAAGTTTGATCTTGGTATACGTTGATGGTAAACCTCCACCGTTTCCTGCTTGGACGTTAGCTTTCTGTTCCATGACAACCAGTGTATTATCTACATCTTTTAATTGTGTTTTAGAAGTAATACTGGTTTCAGGTTTTTTATTGGTTTTCGGCATTTGCTTGTTGCTCCCTTATCATTTCGCCTGCTTGATTAACAGCATTAGGTGTGGCAGCTACACCAGCCTGTGCCATCGCTTGTTGTTGTTGAGCAGCCTGTCGTTCTTGTTGCACTTGTTCCTCAGGTTTTATTAATCCCTTCATATCTATTCCAAAACCAACACCTAAGCGTTTTAAAGCATCGCTGGCATTAGTGTAAGTAAGTACGGATTCCGGTCCTAGTATCTGAGCTGCTGTCTGTAAGAATGTAGCAAGCTTATTAGCATCGTTTCCTCTACCTAAAGCTTCAAACCCTGTGATGATTACAGGTTCTACAGATCCCTCAGGAAGCTTTGGTAATTTCTTTTCTCTTTCCAATACAGAAATAATACGTTTAATCAAAGGTAACTGAAGTTCATGTGAGAGAAGACTATAGATACCACCTAGAGAAGTCTCAAGTTCATTAGCTAAGAACCTGATTTCTTCTGCTGTAACTCTTTCTGCATCACGTTGAACACTTTGATTTAACATGAAAGCTGCTGCCAGCCTTCGTTCAATTTGATTGATAGTTTCCTGAGCTACCCTGAAATCATTAAACTTCTGCATCTGAAGTACAGTCACATCATCTGCACTACCTTGTCGAACCGCTAGATTTGGAGCTTGTGAAATTGTTTTTAACTTGGTAGTTCCATTAGGTCTAACCAAGAACACAGCTCTAGCAGCAGCAGCAGAGCCTTCTAAGATAGCTTTAGCTAACCCTTCCAGAGATCTTAAGTCACCTAAGTATTCTTCTACAAACCCTCTCCCATAGTCTTCTCCATCAATAGAAGAAAACCTCAAGGGGAGCCAAGGGTTTTTATCAAGCGGATAAACAGAATCTGTATTAGGAATCTTTTTACCATGCACTTCCTGGAATACTTTGATCTTGTTATTGCTTCGTTTGACTACAGTATAAAGGTCTAAATCTTTTTCAACAGAATCAGCAGCATGACCTGTTTCATTAGGAGGAGCACTACCAAAAACATCTTTGTATAACTCCCTACTCATTTTCTCTTGAACAATCACCTCAAGCATTTCTCCTTGAGGATCTCGTCTCACTACATATTGATCCAGATGAAAGACTCTGATCTTGTTATTCTTATTAACATTAATCAAAGCATTACCAGTTATAATCAAGTGCCGTAAACATTCATTCAGTGGAACGCGCATGGCCTTTGCTTCCACTTCATCCATGACGGCTCTCTCCATAGCATTTAAGCCTTCTTCTACCGGAGCCCTTTGTGCTTGTAGTTCTTCTAAAGTAAAATCATCTATCTGAAATTTAAAGAAAGGAGAATTAGGAGGAAACAAAGTTAACAAGAGTTTGGCAGCTAGGTTGTTTACTCCTCTTGCTCCGATTCCTTGGAACGGAGTTGGTAAATCCTGATCGAGAGAAGAATTTCTAGGGAGTATAAAGGGTATAGTAATCTCTGCTCCATCCCAAGCCCTAGTAAGAAACCACTGTCTACGTTGACTTAAGCTTGAATACTTTTTAGATATAGATTCTACCATATTATGCTATTTGTAATCCTGTATTAGAAAGTGAAGTCGCAAGATCTATGTCACCTACGTCTGCTTGGGCTGCCCTGCGTGTCTTCGCACGTTTAATTTCTTCAGCTAAATTAGCACTGGCTTGTCTTCCACCTGATCCTGTAACTACTGATTGTTGAGTGTTGTAAGCTATGGGATCAGATCCAGCGAGTTGGTTATAATATTGAGAGTAGTCCTGTTGAGGCATATTCATTATACTACCAGCAGCAGCACTTAAACCGATTGCCATAGGACTTGCACTAGAAACAGCAAATCCAGCAGCCTGTTGGAGCAAAGTTGGATCTGCAAAATTTGGATTCAAACCCTGTAATGTTGCAAATGCTTCAGTACCGCTGGCATATGTACCAAGACCACCACTAGCAGCTCCGAACAAAGCAGCCCTTCCCCAATTATCAAAAGCTCCTTGACCAGTAGCTATATTAGTAACCGCATTAATACCCACACCCCAAGCTGCACCAACGGCTGCACCAGCAGCTACTCCAGCAGCAGTACCAGAAGTAAGAGCTATTGACGTTCCAACACTTACTGGATCACACATCTCTTACTGACCTAGTAGCATACTAAATAGTGAAACGGCAACGGAAACAGAAACAAAAACAATAGCGTATGTAATCATATTATTATCCAATGTTAAGTCCAGTAGGTCCACCACCTAAAGGAACTCGGAATCTTCGTTTACCTGTAGCTCTCCTAGCAACTTTGGTTTTACCCTTAGCTGTTTGCTTTGCCTGAACATCTTTTGTTGTCCTAGCTGGTCCTGTAGTCACCTGTGCTATCGGAGCTGGAGGGCTCGGAGGCGGAGGTGGCGGTGGAGGTGGAGGTGGAGGGGGTGGCGGAGCTGGTCTTGAT